TATGGCGCAGCCAACGCTGGGAACTTTGGCGCAGCCAACGCCGGGGACTATGGCGCAGCCAACGCCGGGAACTTTGGCGCAGCCAACGCCGGGGACTATGGCGCAGCCAACGCTGGGCACCGTGGCGCAGCCATAGCGCGGAAAGAAGGCAAAGCGTCCGTTGGACGCAACGGAACCGCCGCTGTGATCGGCAACGGCGGGACTGTCAGCGGGAAGGTCGGCGCGATCCTTCTGCTGGTAGATACGGATGATTACGGCAACACGCTCGATTTTGTCGCCGTGAAAGTGGACGGTGAAACAATTAAAGAAAACACATGGTACAAGCTGGAGTCTGGGAAAATTGTGGAGGTAATCGACAATGCTTAATCAGATCAGCGACTATGAGCTGATGGATATGTACTGGACACAGCATATGTCAGGGAAAGAAATTGCCGCAGTGCTTGGATGTACACCCGCAGCCGTCTGTATGAGAATGAAATCTTCTGGGATCAAGGCCCGTTCGCCGCATGATTATCCGCCAACTAAAAAACAGATCAAGGCATGGAAAGAGAACGGACACAGACTTGGAACATCGGATGCGGCCCGCATGGCAGGGAAAAAGTCTGGCAAGGCGAACAAGGGGCGCCGAAGAAGAGATGATTACGAATTTGGCGGCCATGAAAAAAAGCGCGGTGATGGTTACATAAAAGTCTATGTTCCAGATCATCCAAACGCCACAAAGGACGGGTATGTAATGAAACATATCCTTGTCATGGAGCGCAAAATTGGTCGGCATTTGAACAGCGGCGAAGTTGTTCATCACATAAATCATGTGCGAGATGATAACCAAATTGAAAATCTCCGCCTTATGACGGCTCACGACCATATGTCAATGCACATGAAAGAGCGACACAAGGAAAAGAGGGCTTCAAAATGCTAAACGTAATAACAATTCAAGGCCGCCTGACGCGAGACCCGGAGCTTCGGCACACTACAAACGGGACTGCGGTTGCGTCCTTCGCGCTGGCCGTCGACCGGGATTATACCAGCAAGGACGGCGGCGAACGGGAAACGGACTTTGTCGACATCGTTGCCTGGCGCGGCACGGCGGAGTTTGTCAGCAAGTATTTTACCAAGGGACAGCTGGCAATCGTCTCCGGACGGCTGCAGATCCGGCCATGGACGGACGACAACGGGAATAAGCGCCGAAGCACCGAGGTCGTCGCGGAGCACGTGTATTTTGGCGGCAGCAAGAAAGAAACCGGCAGCGCGGCTCCGCAGGCGGCGGCCCAGGATGGCACGGCCCCGGCGCTGGAAGAACTGCCGGAATGCGACGATGACGGCCTGCCGTTTTGAGAAAGTGAGGTAAAACATGAACGAAGAAGCGAAAACAAGTATTTTGCAAATGGCCAGGGGTGCGATTCAGGAACGGATCGACTATGAGATGGCGAAGGTAATTGACAACATCCTGGACCCGAACACAAGCACGCAGAAAAAGCGCAAGCTGACACTGACGATTGAGCTGCAGCCGGACGATAATCGGCAGACCGTGTTCGTAAATTGCACAGCGAAAAGCGCACTTTGCCCGACGAATCCGGTATCTACATCGCTGTACATCACTGGAGATGGCGCTACTGGCGAAGTGGTAGCCGTGGAAATGGTGCCCAATGTTCCGGGGCAGCAGGATATGTTCGGCGAAGAGCAGGAAGCCGCGCCGATTTTGAAAATGGTAAGAAATGCATAAGGAGGAAGAAAAATGCTGAAAAGTGCAATTGAAAAAATCGAATCCATGGTAGAGCCGAGCGTTTACGAGAAGGATGGCCATTCTTTTCTGATCAATCGGGATGGCGAATTCGCAGAAATCCGCGAGGAAATCGACCTCCCGGAAGTTTTGAAGTTGAACAGTTTGGATGCGATTGTAAAGATGATTCGCACCGAAGCACTCAAGAAATATTCCGGTGCTGGTCCGATTTATATCGATATTCCGTCCCACCTGCTGGTGGAATCATTCCTGCAGCCGCAGACCTGCGAAATTCGGCCTGTGATTTATTCCGTACACGCAACGGCTGTCCCCGGGTGGGATGAAGAAACGAAGCTCTCGTTTGAACGCGCCGCCGTGGCGTTGCAGACGAGATTCCAGGATAGCCCCGACCGTGCTTATACCCTACAGCTACTCAGTCAGATTACCACCGGAGCGAAAGTTACCTATAACGATATCGGGGTTGCGACTACAGTTGTCACGCAAAAGGGCGTTTCGCTGCAGCAAAACGCAACAATAAAACCGCTTGTTTCCCTGCGTCCTTATCGAACCTTCCAGGAGCTGGAGCAGCCGGACGGACTTTTCCTGATTCGCATTGATGAGCGCGGGATTAGTTTTGTTGAAGCTGATGGCGGAATGTGGAAACTAGAAGCCAGAAAGCGTATCAAATCATACCTGGACGAAGCGCTTTCACCTGAAATCGAAGCGGGCAGCGTTGTAGTGATGCTATGATATTCATACTGCTGCGCGGCCCATATAGGGCCGCGCAGCACACAGGAAAGGGGTGGCGATCGTGCCAATCAACAGCAAACAAAAAGGGGCCCGCTTTGAGCGGCAGCTTGCATCCCGGCTGCGGGAGTACGGCTACCCGGCGCGGCGGACGGCCCAGTATTGTGGCAATACCGGCGACGCATCCGACGTCGTCGGTCTGCCGGGCCTGCACATCGAAGCAAAGGCCTGCGAACAGATGCGGCTTTATGATTGGATGGCCCAGGCAAAACGCGATTGTGCGGGCACTGAACGGCTTCCAGCGGTATTCCACAAGCGAAACAATCACGAGATTTTGGTGACGCTGGAACTGCCGGATTTTATGGAAATTTACCGGGAATACGAGGTCGGGATGGATCTGAAAGGAAAGGAGACTCCATGAATCAATACGATATGCTGGAAACTGCGTTCCGCAACGGCTTTGCTTTTGGCCGGGCGTCGCGGACGAAGGACAATCAGCCAACCTACGCCGCTGCGCTGGAGAAATTCGGCGGGAAAATGCAAGCGACCGTCTGCGTCGAAGAGCTTTCCGAGCTGCAAAAAGAGCTTTGCAAATACATCCGCGGCGGCGGCGATCCGGATCATATCGCGGAGGAAATCGCGGACGTGCTCATCACGGTAGATCAGATGGTGCAGCTGTTTGACTGCGCGGAAGCGGTAGCGCACTGGTCGGATGCCAAAATTGCGCGGCTTGCGCAGCGGTGTGCGGAAACGGAGGGAAAAGAAAATGTATAATGATCCTGTGAATCATCCGGCACATTACACGAGCGGCAGCATGGAATGTATTGACGACATGGTATCTGCCTTTGGGGCGGCCCAGGTGGCCGTATACGCGAAGATTGCGGCGTTCAAGTATCTGTGGCGGGCCGACCACAAAGGCGGCACAGAGGACATTGAAAAGGCCCGCTGGTACATCAACAAATATCTGGACCTGCTTTCCGGAGGTGACGACTATGACACAGTGTGAACGCATCCTCCGCCATTTGCGGGACTATGGCAGCATCACCCAGGCCGAGGCCATGACAGAGTACGGCTGCTATCGGCTGGGGGCTAGAATTTTCGATCTGAAGAACCAGGGGTATGAGATCACCGGCGCGACTGAGTGCGTCAAGAACCGCTACGGCGAGACGTGCCATATTAAGCGCTATCGCCTGGAGGAAGGAGGGACAAGCCGTGAGAGTGCAATTAGGTGAACGGGTGCGTTTCCTTCCGCCGTGCTTTAACAGAGACGACACCGAGAACATGGTGACGGGCCGCATCGTCTACATCAACCGGCAGCACCGGCATTATTTGGCCGAGTACCCCGCCGGTCGGCAGGCGCTGCGAGAGGCGTTCAAATACGCAGAAGAGGGGTGAGCGCGTGGCGGAAGAAGTGCAAAGATCACAGTTTACATTTTACGAATCGTTTGCAAGGGCTGGTGGCCGCATTCGAAAGAAAACAGATCGGTGCGCATTCTATGATGCGCTGATCGAATATGCCCTGTATGGCGTCCTCCCAGATCTGGAGAGCCTGCCGGATGTTGTGGCGTTGGCGTTTGAATTGGTGCGGCCGAATCTGGATGCCAGCAGGCGGAAAGCCGGTGGTGGAGCGGTAAAAAAAACCGATAAGATACCGGAAAGATAGCCGCAAGATACCGATAAGATACCGGAAAGATAGCCGCAACAAGAGAGAGGAGGAGTAAGAGAATAAGTAAGAGTACAAGTGTAAGGTAGAGTACAAATGTACTTAGTGCTCAGAAAATTATAGCTTATCCCTCTATACTTACTTCGGCGGCTCTATGTAAGACTTACTAAGACGTAAGAGGGCTGATGCAAAAAGGAGCTGATATCGTGACAACAGACGAGACGCGGAAGGTGCTTTGCTATTTGCGAGAATGCTTCCCACGCAAATTCGAAAGCAAAAGCACCGCCGCCGAGAAAAAAAGAATGATGAATTCGATTTTGAAGCAATGGCAAAAGTTTTTTGCAAAATACAGTTTCTCGGAAGTGATGGGCGCAGCAGAAATGTACGTCGGCGCGTACGGTGGAAAATATTTTCCAGATGCAAAAGAAATTTTTGATTTGATCCGGCCTGACCCGCTGGCATCCTTTGATCGATTCATACGGTGGAGATACCACATGGAGGATCGGACAGATTTGCGGATGGATCAGTTGCTGCTGGAGGTTGATTATCTGGAATGTCGGACAAGGCCAGTGGAGGTGGGCGATGATTGCTAGAGTTTTCCCGCGAAAAACAAACGCATCTCCGATGGATGGCATGGCTTTTTTCCGGGAACCGACAATCGAAAATATTTCTGATTGCATTGAGGCAGGCGTTACAGAGGTGCATATTTCCGTTACCTTCACGTGGGATATAAACAGGGCTGAAGAGCTGTACTACGCATGGCAAATTCTCGGGGTCCCCGTTGAGGTTGGAGGCCCAGCGTTTGATGATCGAATGGGAGATTTTAATCCGGGGCTGTATCTTCGGGATGGGTATATATTCACGTCACGCGGCTGCACAAAGGAATGCTGGTTTTGCTCAGTCCCGCGCTGCGCCCATGGCGTGATACGAGAGCTTCCGATCGTGGACGGCTGGAATATACTTGATGATAATATCCTCGGAACATCCGAATCGCATTTTCGGGCAGTCTGCGAGATGCTGAAGCGGCAGGAACATCCTGCAATCTTCACGGGAGGCCTGGAACCGTCGCTACTCCAACAATGGCAGGCGAATCTACTGCGGGAACTCAAGCCAAAGCGGCTTTATACGGCTTATGACACGAAGGATGATCTGGAGCCGCTTATAGAGATGGGAAAGAAACTGCGCACGGCCGGCTTTGCACCATCGAGCCATACAATGTGCTGCTATGTGCTGTGCGGCTATGAGGAGGATAGCTTCGATGAGGCAGAAAAACGGATGCGCCAAACGATGCATGCAGGCTTTATTCCCTATGCAATGCTTTTCCGGAATGAGGAAGGGCGGACAGATGCGAAATGGAGAAGATTTCAGCGCGAGTGGTGCAGGCCAATTATAACGGGGAAGAAATTTAACGAATTTTGGTATGAAAGGAGTGGTGAACGTGGCTGATTACATAAGCCGGGAGGTGGCTGTTGCGCTTGCGGAACACGCATTCAACGAATGGAACCTTGCAATGGCAGCGGCTGACGGGAAGCGGCAGATTAACCGTTGCTTTAAGATGCAGGAACTCTGCAATGCTGTTGCATCTGTTTTTGATAATGCTCCCGCCGCCGACGTTGCGCCGGTGCGGCGCGGACGGTGGGCGCATCTTGGCGGGGACGAGTGGTGCTGCCCTGTGTGCGGCTTTGTCATTACCACTGAGGGCAGTTGGGACAAGCCTACTAAAAAATACTGCGAGGATTGCGGCGCGAGGATGGACGGAAAGGACGGTGATGGCAATGGATAAAAAGATACTCGATGTAACTTGTGGATCGCGAACAATGTGGTTCAACAAAAATCACCCTGCCGCAATTTATACGGACAAACGAGCTGAAGAACTGAAGGATGTTTGGAAATCGGGAAACGGTCAGTCCGAGAGGCCTTGCGTTATCGCTCCCGATGTTCGATGCGATTTTACGGACCTTCCGTTTGAAGATAATTCGTTTGCCCTTGTAGTGTTTGATCCCCCCCACCTTCGCCAAGTCGGAGAGAATGCATGGATTGCAAAAAAGTATGGCAGGCTTGATGATAATTGGCCGGAAATGCTCCATGCCGGGTTCGAGGAGTGTATGCGCGTTCTCAAGCCGGATGGAGTATTGATCTTCAAATGGAGCGAAGCGCAGATCCCTGCCGTCGAAGTATGGAAAGCAATAGGCCAGCGGCCGTTGTTCGGGCACCATAGCGGAAAGAAATCGCAGACCTTTTGGGGGTGCTTTATGAAATTTGAAAGGATCGGTGACGGGAATGAAGCGCCTGACGTTTGAAGGAAGCTTCTGCGACATTGCACAATGCACAGACATACCAGGCGGAAGCTTCTGCGAGGACGGTGCCTGCTACCAGCGGAAGGTTTGGGAGCGGCTGAAAGAATACGAAGATACAGGGCTGACGCCGGAATATATCATCCGCTGCCGCAACTGCGCCAATTTCCGCCAGAACGCACACGGCGTCTGCTATTGCAACGAGTACGGCGGCGCGATCACGCCGGAGGATTATTGCAGCCGGGCGGTGCGGGAGAACGAGCCGCCCGCAAAATAGGAGGGCCAGATGGAATACTGGAAATTCAAGGCGATTGACAAGCTGCGGGATTATCCGCTAAAGGCTGCTGCAATCCAGAGCCTACAGGAGGAACTGCAGCGGCTGGAGTTGGAGGCTACCAACATCCGAAGCGCCACGGCGGACGCTACGCCCGTCCAGGGCGGCGGCAGCTCCCGGGAGGACAAGCTGCTGTCAAATATCATTCACCGCGACGAGATCAAGCGGATGATTGCCGGGGCGAAGCTCGCGTGCAATGTCGTGAACACGTCCCTCGCGGCCCTGGACGCTGCAGAACGGGATTTATTAACTGATATGTACATACACCGCATTTCGGGCGGAACGCCGCGCATAGCGGAAATGCTGGGATTAGACGAGCGCAGCGTTTACCGACGCGCAGATCGCGCACTTCGGCGGTTCGTAATTGCGTTATATGGCGTGGGTGAAACTTAAGCAGGCGAAAGTGTCACTTTTCTGTCAGTGACAAGCGAAAAACTCTGTGCTATACTAGTATCATGAATATAGGGTACAGGCACTGAGAAAATTTCTCGGTGCCTTTGCTTTTTGGAGGGTCTATCATGCAAATCACAAACAGGCGGCTATCGGAGCTCACTCCATATGCGGCGAACGCAAAGAAACACGATAAACGGCAAATCAATAACGTTGCGGAGAGCATCAAGCAGTACGGCTTTGTGCAGCCGATTGTGATTGACCGTGATGGAGTAATTGTAATCGGCCACTGCCGCGCTATGGCGGCAAAGAAGCTGGGCATGGAAGAAGTGCCGTGCGTCTGCGTGGACGATCTGACACCGGAGCAGGTAAACGCCCTGCGGCTGGTGGATAACAAGAGCAACGAGAGCGACTGGGACTTTGACCTGCTGGCAGAGGAATTGCCGGAGTTGGATTTGTCGGCGTTTGATTTTGACTGGGGTATTGAAAACGAGGATGAGTACGGCACTGATTTTTCCTTGCCGGATGGGGACAAATCGGAAATCTGTCAAATGACATTCACGCTCCATGAACAACAAAAAGAATTGATCGAATATGCTATGACGTGTGTTGAAGATGAAATAACAGAAACGTTTGGCAACGCCAATAAAAACGGGAATGCATTGTATGAGGTGATACGGCAATGGGCAGCGCAAAAGACCTGATTGTAAAAGTTATCCCGAGCAAGGTTGCCGTTCCGTTCGTCAAGGAACACCATTATAGCGGCAAGGTTGTAAATAACAGCAATCTGCATTTCGGCGTATTTTACGAGGGGCGGCTTCATGGGGTCATGTCCTTCGGCCCATCTCTGGACAAGTCTAAAATTCAAGGACTTGTTGAGGGAACCGGGTGGAACGAATTTATTGAATTAAACCGAATGGCGTTTGATGACGTGTTGCCGCGCAATAGCGAGAGCCGGGCGATTTCCGTTGCGATGAAGCTAATCCGGAAAAACGCACCGCAAATCAAATGGGTTATATCGTTTGCGGATGGGTGTTCTTGCGGGGACGGAACAATTTACCGGGCAAGCGGTTTTGTTTTGACGGCAATCAAACCGAATGGGAATCTTGTGCAGCTTCCGAACGGCGAGAAAATACACAAAATGACCCTTGAGAGCAATCCAACATCCCCCCGGAAGGAACTTGGAGGGAAAAGCTATTACGATATAACCGGCGGAAACTTCAATTTCAAAAAATATGTAGCCTATGTTGGGGGCGAAATATTAACCGGGTATCAACTTCGGTATATCTATTTTATTGATTTGGCATACAAAGAGCGCCTTACCGTCCCTGTCATTCCATTTTCAAAAATTGATGAAATTGGGGCTGGGATGTATAAGGGCGAAAAGGTAACGCAAGCAGAAAGGCACCAGTGACACGGCAATACGCGGCGGTAGTTTAACGGTAAAACGTTCCGCATCCTGCGGAAAGATGGCGGTTCAACTCCGACCTCGCTGCTCCAAAATGCCGTGTTATGGTTCCAAAGAAAGGAGGGCGCGTATGGCAAGGCCAAGAAAGGAAATAGATCAAAAGCAATTCGAAAACCTCTGCGGCCTGCAATGCACGCTTGAGGAAATCTGCGGTTGGTTTGATGTGACCGATAAAACACTAAATAGTTGGTGCAAACGCACCTATCATACCAGTTTTTCCGAAGTATTCAAGAAAAAGCGGGGAGCGGGGAAAATTTCCCTGCGGCGCAGCCAGTGGCAGCTTGCGGCAAAGAGCGCAAGCATGGCTATTTGGCTGGGGAAGCAGTATCTTGGTCAGCGCGACGTGGTTGAGCTGGGTTTGCCGGCGGATAACACGCAGGAGGACGCTTTGAGTGTAAGCCTGCGTGAAATGGCAGAAGGGTTGGAAAGCGATGATCAGTGAAAAGCAGCAGAAAATCATGGCCTTTCCGTATTCCAAATACGACGCGCTTATCTGCGACGGCGCGGTGCGTTCCGGCAAGACTTCCATCATGATGTGGTCTTTCGTGCGCTGGGCGATGGAAAGCTTTAACGGTCAGCGGTTTGGTGTCTGCGGGCGGACGGTCGACAGCTGCACGAAAAATATCATCGTGCCGTTTACGGCCATGGGACTTGCAAAAGAGAAATATCTGATCCGCTGGCGACGCGGCGACAAAGTAATGGAGGTGCGTCGCGGTGCGGTGACGAATTATTTTGAGGTATTCGGCGGCAAGGATGAGGCGAGTTACACGCTGATTCAGGGCCGTACACTGGCTGGCGTTTTGCTGGATGAGGTCGTGCTCATGCCGCGCTCATTTGTCGAGCAGGCCTTGACGCGCTGCAGCGTGGACGGAGCAAAGCTGTGGTTTTCCTGCAACCCTGGAAGCCCGCAGCATTGGTTTTACACCGAGTGGATTCAGAGGCATGAAGCTCGAAACACACTGTACCTTCACTTTGAGATGACGGACAACCCCGGCCTGTCGCAAAAGACGCTGGAGCGCTATCAGGCGATGTTCTCCGGTGTCTTTTATGATCGCTACATCCGGGGCCTGTGGGTCCTGGCAGAGGGGTTAATTTACCCCATGTTCGGCGAAGGCTGCCTTGTGGATAATCCCCCGCAAGGCGGTCGGTATTATATCTCCTGCGACTATGGAACGCTGAACCCGTTCTCTGCCGGGCTGTGGTGCTGGGACGGCAAAACAGCGACCCGCGTTGCGGAATATTACTATTCCGGGCGGCAGGAACAGCGGCATAAAACCGATGAGGATTATTACACCGCGCTGGAGCAGCTGGCCGGGGACAAGCCTGTGCAGGCGGTGATCGTCGACCCGTCGGCGGCGTCGTTCATCGAGGTCATACGGCGGCACAAGCGCTTTCCGGTACGCAAGGCGAAAAATGATGTCCTGGCCGGAATCAACACGACGGCGCGGTTTTTGCAGGACGGGACAATCAAAATCCACCGCAGCTGCAGCGCCTGCATTCGGGAGTTTGGTCTCTACCGATGGGATGAAAAGACGGAGACGGACCGGCCCGTAAAAGAGAATGACCACGCCATGGACGATATCCGCTATTTTGCTTATACCGTCCTCCGCCAGAAGGCGGGGAAAACGGCGTATCAATCATTATTGCAAGAGAGGTGAGCGACTATCAAAACGTATCAAGATTTGCTTGCGGCTGGCAAGAGCGAACAGAGCCGAATCGCATTTATCCGCGCGGCTATTATGGAGCATCGAGGGTCTCCGGCTTACCGGACCGCAGCGGATGCGGAGCTGTATTATAGCGGATTGAATCCGACGATCAATCGTTATGAAAAAGTCCTCTACGACCTGCAGGGCAAGGCACACAAGGACATGTGGACGGCAAATCATAAGCTTGCAAGCCAATTTTTTGGCTTTGCGGTCGACCAGGCTGTCAGCTATCTTCTGGGCAATGGCGTCACCTTCGGCGATGAATCGACCGGAAAGAAACTGTGCGCTGATTTTGACCAGGAAATCATGGATGCCGCACGCAGCGCGAAAATTGCAGGCGTGTCCTTCGGCTTCTGGGATCTGGATCACCTGCGGGTGTTCAGTTTGCTGGAGTTTGTGCCGCTCTACGATGAGGAAAACGGTGCGCTGATGGCGGGCATTCGCTTCTGGCAGATTGCACCGGACAAGCCGATGCGGGCCACACTCTATGAACCGGACGGATTTACGGAGTATTTCCAGGAGAAAAACAAAAGCATGGACGTGATGAAGCCGAAGCGCAGCTATAAGCTTTTAATTCGTACTGCTCCGGTCGGCGGAAGCGAGATATACGACGGCGGCAATTACCCCGGCTTCCCGGTCGTTCCTCTGAAAAACAACCGCATGTGCCTATCCGAGATCTCCGGGAGCCGCAACACAATCGACGCGCTGGATTTGGCGACGTCAAACATGGTCAACAATGTGGACGAGGGGAATCTGATTTATTGGGTTCTCTCCAACTGCGGCGGCATGGATGATCTTGACGATGTAAAATTTGTGGAGCGGCTTAAGACGCTGCATGTGGCCCACGCAGACGGCGACGACGGCGCGAAGGCAACACCGCAGACAATCGAAGCACCATACGAAGGGACCAACACGACAATAGACATGCTGAAACGGAAGTTATACGAGGATTTTCAGTGCTTCGACGCTTCCGCTATCACGGCGGGAAACCAGACGGCGACGGCAATCAAGGCAAGCTATGTGCCGCTTGACCTGAAAACGGATAAGTTTGAGGCGGAGGTCACGCGCTTCATTGTGGAAATTCTGCGGCTGGCCGGTATCGACGATCAGCCAAGCTACACGCGGAATCAGATCATCAACAAGACCGAAGAGACGCAGGCGCTCTTGCTTGGGGCGCAGTATTACGATGACGAATACATCACAAAGAAGCTTCTGACGATCAACGGGGACATTGACCAGTACGAGGCCATGATGGAGCGACGGTCCGCTGAGGACTTGGGCCGCAGCTTTGGCGAGCCGCAGGAGCCGCCAGCGCCGGTGAATAACAATGGCGACGCATGACCTCGGACATACGCTGACTGACAAAAAGCTCCGGGATCTGGAGCGCCGCATAGCGCGGCTTTATGCACAGGCCGGGCGGGAGCTGCAAGAGACCATCGACGCTTACTTTGAGCAGTTTGCAAAGCGCGACGAGGAAATGAGGGCGCTGATTGGCGAGGTCGTCAACGGCAAGGAGTGGACGGAGCAGGACTATAAACAATGGCGGCTGGCACAAATCGGACGCGGGGAGCGCTACCAGGCACTGCGGGAGCGGATTGCGCAGCGGATGACCAATGCAAACGCCGTGGCGATTTCTTACATAAACGACGAGACTCCGGGCATTTACAGTCTGAACCGCAACTATGCGGCGTATACGATCGAGCAGGTTGCTGGGAACGTCGGTTTTGACCTCTGGGACGAGCAGGCGGCCCGGCGGCTGATCGTGGAGCAGCCGGAGCTGATGCCAAATTATCCGCCTGCCAGGGCGCTGCGGCGTGGTATTGACCTGGCGTATGGGCGGCGGCAGATCACGGCCAGCGTGACCAGCTCTATCCTGCAGGGCCGGAGTTTACGGGGAATCGCGGACGATCTACAGCAGCGCATCACGACCATGGACCGCACCAGCGCAATCCGGACGGCGCGCACGGCCTTCACAGGGGCGCAGAACGCCGGGCGTATGGACAGTTACGCGGCGGCGGAGAAGATGGGAATCAAGCTCAAAAAAGAGTGGCTGGCGACGTTAGACGGGCGCACGCGGCATTCTCACGCGGCGCTGGACGGGGAGAAGGTCGGCACGGACGAGAAGTTTTCCAACGGCTGCCGCTTCCCAGGCGACCCGCAGGGGCGGCCCGGCGAGGTCTATAACTGCCGCTGTACGATGGTCGCCGCGCTGGATGACGTGGACACCTCCGATGCCCTGCGGAGAACGCGCGACCAGGAGACGGGCGAGAGCGTTCTGATTCCGAATATGACCTATGCCCAGTGGGAAGCATCAAAGCAGGGCTACAGCGGCAGGCAATTGTCCCCGTATCACATGGGGAACGAAAAATCTGCAAAGGATGTTACGAAGAAATACCTAGATTCCGCCAAGCCCCGCATGGGAAAGGTGCGATATGAACGCGGATATCACATCAAGGGGCACAAGACCGAAATCGAAGTTGCGAACCAACTCAGAGAGCAATTCGGCGGAAAGATTGTGTTACTGAAAGAAGCTCGGACGCCGGGCATCAAAACTCCAGATATGCTGTGGAAGGGGAAGCAATGGGAGATAAAGTCAATTTCCACAGAAAAAGCCGCAGATAGCGCACTGCGCAAAGCGATAAAGCAAATACAAGGAAACCAAGGCGGCGTGATTTTTGATATTGCCGATGGGCTTGACAAGCAAAAACTAATTGATGTGTTGGATGCGAGAGCAACAAGAAGCAAATCTTTTAACGCGGATATAATTGCGCTTCGTAACGGAAATGTTTTATTTGTACGGCGATACAAAAAATGAGGTAACCCCCCACCAGAACGGGCGGAGGATTACCTCGATAAAACGGGAGCTTTCGTTCCCTCGTCTACAGTATATGCAACTTTCGAAAAATAGTCAAGGGGGAAAACCATGAACAAAACAAAATTGAGCATTCCGAAGGTCGTAAAGAAGGTGTTGGATCTGCTACAGATCGTTTTTATCGTGCTGCGGGCGTGTGATGTGGCCAGCTGGCCGTGGTACGTTGTGCTGAGTCCGTTGTTTGCATATGCGGCGTGGCTTATCCTTTGCGCTGCGATTTGCGGCGTTGCAGCGGTAAAGAATAAGCTGTGAAAGGAGTTGCCACATGAAATCACAGAAGCAGCCAGAGCTTGCCGCGACACTGAAAGGCGCGGCAATGGTGGAAGCAATCGAGGCAGGGCTTGTTCCAAAAACCTCAAGCGGGGACGGCTGGAATATCGCGCCGTTTCTGCGGTTTTGGGATAATTTCGCGCCGCTACTCAATGAGGCGGTGCAAAGCTGCGGCAAGAAACAGAGGTGAAATTCCATGAGCGATGTTGAGATTACGGACAATAGCGACGCCGTAAAGGATGCGTTTGAAGCGGCGATTATGCGCGGGCTTGAAAAGTGCGGACTGGTGGCGGAGGGGTATGCAAAAAAGCTGTGCCCTGCGGACAATGGCACCCTGCGCAACAGCATAACGCATCAGGTGGATGACAACGATGTGCTCATCGGCTCCAACCTCGAATATGCCCCATATGTAGAGCTTGGCACCGGTAAATACTACCCCGGCGGCAGGCCGACGCCCTGGGTGTACCAGGACGCGCACGGCAATTGGCATTACACCCACGGTAACCGGGCGCAGCCGTATCTCAAGCCTGCAGTCGCGGATCACGCGTCCCAATACCGCTCAATCCTTGAGGACGCCCTCAAGGACGGATAACAGAATAGGAAACGCAAAGCCAGCTGCTGACAAAATGTCAGCGGTTGGCTTTTTGCTTTGGTAAAACCCGCGAAGGACAGCGGTTTTTATAAAACTCAAAGGGCGAAGAACCGACCCCCGAAGAAAAGGAGAGTAACACAATGAGCATTACCAGAAAATTGCTGAAGGGCATGGGGCTGACCGACGAACAGGTCGACACCATCATTGAGGCACACACCGAAACCGTGGACGGTCTGAAAGCTGATATCAGCAGATATAAGGCCGACGCGGGAAAGCTGGCGGGCGTTCAGAAGGAATTGGACGACCTCAAGGCAGCAGGCGATGGCGGCTATAAGGTGAAATACGAGAAAGAACACTCGGATTTCGAGGCTTTTAAGTCCAATATCACCGCGAAGGAAACGAAGGCAGCAAAGGAAAAGGCTGTCCGGGCTTTCTTCGAAAGCAAAAACATCACCGGCGCGAATCTGGACCTTGCCATGCGCGGCTGCGGCGAGGAAATGGCCGCATTGGAGATGGATGGCGACAAGATCAAGGACACAAAGGGCCTTGACGCGCTGCTCAGCGGGGCTTACAAGGGTCTGGTTTCTACCATGCAGCAGCAAGGGGCGAATCCTGCCAATCCTCCGGCGGGGACACCGGCGAAACGCTACACAACAGAAGAGCTCCGCAGCATGAGCGCTGCGGAAATCAATGCAAACTGGGACGCGATTAAGGCGTCCATTGGCCAGAAAGGAGAATAAACATGGCTACTACTACTTTTATCCCTGAACTTTGGAGCGCACGGCTCCTCTACGCGCTGGACAAGGCGCACGTCGCAACGAACCTGGTCAACCGGGAGTACCAGGGCATTATTGCCAACCAGGGCGACACCGTTCACATCAACTCCATCGGCGCGATCACCGTCAAGGATTACACCAAAAACGCCGACATTGCTGATCCCGATGCGCTGACCACGACGGACCAGACACTTGTCATCGACCAGTGCAAATACTTCAACTTCCAGGTCGATGACGTGGATAATGTGCAGGCGGCTGGCGACCTGGTCGATACTGCGATGAGCCGCGCTGCCTATAGCCTGGCAGATGTCGCGGACGCTTATCTGCTCAAGACGATCGCTGCGGGCGCAGCTTCCGGCAACACGGTCGGCGCGTCCAGCGGCCCGATTGCACTGACGGCAGCAAACGTGTATGAGAACATCGTGAAACTGCGCACGAAACTGGACAAGGCCAACGTTCCCAACCCGGGCCGGACCATCATCGTCCCGCCTGAGGTCTATGCGCTGCTGCTGATGGACGACCGCTTCGCCAAGAGCGACGCCGCCGCCGGGCAGAGTGCCCTACTCAACGGCGAGGTTGGCCGCGTGGCTGGCTTTACGGTTTACATGTCCAACAACGTCCACACCGGCACCGGCACGGACACTGGGAAGACCCCGTATTTCGAGATCACGGCCCAGGTCAGCACGGCGACGACCTATGCAGAGCAGATCATCAAGACTGAGGCATACCGCCTCGAAAAGCGCTTTGCCGACGCCGTCAAGGGCCTGCATGTCTACGGCGCGAAGGTCACCGACGGCAGCCAGATCGCAAAGCTTATTGCTTCCGTGGCCTAATCGGAGGGCGTGGCGATGCTGGAACAGATCCTGCGGCACCTAAACAACTGGTTCGTTGTGGACGTTCAGCCGGGCGATTATAGCGTAGAAAAGGGCAGCATCACGCTGCCCTTTGTCGCGTCCGGGCAGTACTTCCGGATCATCGGCTCGGTGTTCAATGACGGGCTGCATCAATACCCGGCGACAGATCTGATGGACGAATCTTTCACCGGCTACATCTGGGCGCTGGCGATTCCGAAGGCAATCTTTTCCCTGGCGGATGAGATTTCCGCATGGCTGGAGAAGTACGGGGAAGCCGCTGCAAGCCCGTATACAAGCGAAAGCTTCGGCGGGTACAGTTACAGCAAATCCGCAGAAAATACCGGCAACGGGGCGGCTGGCGGCTGGCAGGCGGCTTTCCGGGCGCAGCTCAATCCATGGAGAAAAATTAAGGGCGTGGAGCCGTGAAAATGGAGGTGCAAATCCCGATATGAGTCTGTTAGATGATTTTTCCCAACAGTGTGTGCTGATGGAGAAAAAGCGCGTCCCTGATGGCGCGGGCGGCTATGAAGTCACATGGACGGAGGGGGCGGAATTTCTCAATTACCAGGCCCTCGATACTTCGATGGAGGCCCGCCGGGCGGAAAAAGAGGGCGTTACCTCGGTATATTCCGCGCTGGTGAACAAGACTGTCCCCATTGAATACATGGACTATTTCCGCGACGTTGCATCCGGCGTCACATACCGCGTAACGTCGAACCCGGAGGAACGGGAAGCGCCGAAGTCTGCGGGGGCGACAATTCGCGGGCTAAAATTCTTCACCGCAGAACGAAAGGACCTTCCAAAATGACAAAGGACAAGGCGCTTCATGCGTGGTTTTCCCAATTTCTGCCGGCTTATCCAGCTTCGAATGTGCCGGATGATGCGGTTTTCCCGTGGCTGACTTATGAGCTGGTCACCGGCGCGTGGGACAGCGGGGAAATCGGACTGACGGTCAACCTCTGGTTTTACACGGAAAGCGAAGCGGTCCCCAATGCAAAGGCTCAGGAAATCGCGGACACCATCGGAATGGGCGGCTGCATTGTGCCGTATGACGGTGGCGTGATGTGGTTCAAGCGCGGCTCTCCGTGGTGCCAGAATATTGCACAGGACGACGACAAAAACATCAAGCGGCGGTATTTAAATATCACGGTAGAATACCTGTCGCAGGACTGAATGGAGGAACGATAACATGAAATATACGAAGATTCCAGAAAACGCGTTTAAGGAGTTGCAGCTGAACGCAGGCGTTTTGCTCACTGACTTCGACACGAAGGACGGCATGACGGAGCAGGAACTCCTCGCTGTCATGATCGGCGCGACCAGCGGCGGCGTCAACTTCATCGCCACGCCGACCTATGAGGACTATGGAGCCGATATCGATAATGCCCCGGTTAACGTGAAGGAGCTGAAAAAGCTGACCGGCTGGGAGGTCAAAATGTCCGGCAGTTTTATCACGGTCTCGACGTCCTCCGCGGCGCTTATGGCGGGTGCTGCGGATGTGGACAAGACCGACACAACGAAGATCACGCCGCGCAACGATGTTGCGGACACGGACTTCAAGGATATCTGGTGGGTCGGCGATTACTCCGACAAAAACGGCGCGACAAACGGCGGCTTTGTCGCGATCCATATGCTTAACTCCCTGTCTACCGGCGGTTTCCAGATCCAGAGCACCAATAAGGGAAAGGGCCAGTTTGCCTTTGAATTTACCGGCCATTATTCCATGGTAGACCAGAACAAGGTGCCCTATGAGGTCTTTGTCAAGGCCGGTACGGCGGAGGCTGGGGCATGAAGCTTTCTGATATCAAAGGCGAGCGGACGCTGGACGTGATCGCGGAAATCATCGAACCTATTGCCAATATCGCCGCAGATCAGACCGCAGCGGCGCTGTTCCAGCGGCAGCGCTGCCCGAAGGGAAAGAAACCGAAGGAGTTTATGCTGGAGCGGGTGAAAAAATCCGCTCCAGCTCTCATCAAGGGGCACCGGGAGGATATTGTGCAGCTTCTGGCGGCGCTGGCTGGTGTTACGCCGGAGGCATACGCGGAGAGTTTGAATCTGTTCAAACTCACTTCCGACATTGTCGACCTCATGACGGACCCGGAGTTTCTCGGGCTTTTTCCCTCTGCGGAGACAGAAACGGACGCCGCTGTCTCTGGCTCTGCATCGGAGAATACCACGGCCCAAGCACAGTAAACGCTTTCCTCACGTTTTGCGCGGCGCGGTTTGACGACCTGTCGCTGGGACTGGCGTTCCAGTGCTATGTGGCAGAGTGCCTAAACAGCGTGATGGACGCCGTCAGCGGTAAGCGGCTGACGGACTGGATGGAGATTGTCCTGCCAGGCGGTCAGCCGGAGGAACCATGCGACGCGGAGGAGGTTGCGGCAGACCTTGTCAGGCGGATCGCAGAGAAAAAGGCAGGTGAGTAAAAGATGAATCTATTTGATCTGTTCGTCAAAATCTCTGTGGACACCGGCGACTTTGACAGCGGCGTGGATCGGGTGTCGAAAGCCTGTAAATCCCTTGGCGGCGATATGAAAACGACCGGGAAGGATTCAGAGACCCTGCGAAACAAAATCAATAGCCTGGGCGAACAGTACGAGTCTGCGAGCAAAGAAGTCGACGACCTGACGAAGCAGTTTAATCAATCTGCGCAGGAGACCGGCGAAACATCGAAAGAGACACAGGAGCTGGCGGCGAAGCTTGCCGAAGCGGAAAAGGAGGCCGGAAGTCTCAAAAAGGAGATGGACCGTCTGGGTAAGTCCATGGATGATGCTGGTGACGATGCAGAGGATGCGGGTGAAAAATCCGGCGGATTTTTAAGTAAGTTAAAAAACGGCCTATCCCAATTAAGCCCTGTCGCATCGGCCGTCGTAAAGGGACTTGCCGCTGTCACTGCAGCAGCTGCAGCGGTTTTTACATCGGTGGCAAAGCAGAGCATTGTGGGTTACTCCGACTATGAGCAGCTCGTTGGCGGCGTTGAGACGCTATTCAAGAGCAGCTCGGATAAAGTGGTCGCGTACGCGAACACTGCATATAAAACCGCTGGATTGTCTGCGAACGACTACATGGAGACGGTCACGAGCTTTTCCGCGTCCCTGCTACAGGGCCTCGGCGGCGATACCGAGGCGGCGGCGGTGATTGCGGATCAGGCCATTACCGACATGTCGGACAACGCAAACAAGATGGGCACGGATATGGAGATGATCCAGAATGCCTATCAGGGCTTTGCAAAGCAGAATTACACCATGCTCGACAACCTCAAGTTAGGGTATGGCGGCACGGCGGGCGAAATGGCCCGCCTTATCAACGACTCCGGCGTGCTCGGCGATACGATGAAGGTCACCGAACGGACGGTGAATGAGGTGTCCTTTGACAAGATGATCGAGGCAATCCATGTTGTGCAAACTAACATGGGCATTACCGGCACAACGGCAAAGGAGTCCAGCGAGACAATCCAGGGCAGCGTCAGCGCTATGCGTGCGGCCTGGAAGAATTTTACAACTGGCATGGCGGATGACACACAGGATTTTGACACCCTGGTTGACAACGTCGTGGACTCCGTCGACACGGTCGCGGATAATGTCATCCCGCGTATTCAAAAGCTGCTGCCCAGGCTGACGCATGGGCTATCCGATTTGACGCAGCGGCTTTCCTCTAAAATTCCTGGCCTTCTTAGCAAGGTACTTCCGAGTTTTATCAGGTCGACAACTAAAATGGTGCAGAATATTGCGGGAACGCTTACCAAAAGCCTTCCTGTAATCATTGATGCTGCATCAGAGCTGTTTTCTGGCGTTGTGCGTGCAATACCAGGTGTCGCCAAAGAAGTCCTAAAAAATATGCCTAAAATTATCAAGGCTGTTGTTGATGGACTTTGGAACGGGGTTAAGTCCATTGTTGAAACTGTTCAGAATATTTTTGGAGCTACGAATAAGGCTGTGTATGAGGCAAAAATCAGCTTAGAAGAGGCAGCAGCTAGTGTTACGTCGTTCTCAGATGCGATTGGTGCAGCGCAGCCCAATATTTCGGATCTCAACACTCTGCTTTCCAGCACCGGCAAGACCGTCGGCGACCTGGATTCCCAGATCGAGACTGAGGCTAATGCGATCAACCGCATCTTTGCGGCGGCGCTGGAAGAAGGCCGGGCTTTACGGCAGACGGAGCTCGACGAGATCGCCCAGCACTATGACAATCTGCGGGAGCTGGAAACCGAGAAGCTCGGTATTGCACAGCAGCAGCAGGCGGCACTCGTGCAGGCAATCCAGCTGGAAAAGAACCAAATCACACAGGAGGGAATGGCCCAGTATATCTCCAATGTCCAGGCTGCCTATGAGCAGGCAACGGAGCTGGAGAAAACCAATTATCTAAACGAGCTGGCCCTGATTCAGAATCAGTACCAGGTCGAGGGTTCCCTTACGGAGCAGGAATACCAGAAACGCCTGGAGGATGCAAAGGCCCACCACGACGCGATGCAGGCTCAGAATGACCAATACCAGCAGGAAGCACTGGCGGCGCTGTCGGACAACGCGGCTGCGACTATCTCTTCTGAGCAGAGCACCTATGATGAGCTCCAGGGGATCGTTTCCCGGTACTATGCCGAGCAGAGCGACGTAGCAGGCAAGGGCCAGGCTGAGCTGATGGATCTCTATCACGCTCAACAGGCGGTCGCGGAAGAGTACGCGCTAGCCGCAGCTGGACTGACGGAAGATCAGCTGGAGGCGGGCAATGCAACGCTGACAACGTTGTCTATGCTTGTCAAGAGCGGCGGTCAGCTATCGGATTCCGCTAAGACGTCTGCAGAAAGCATGTTAGCCGCTTTTGATGGCTTGCCAGACGATATGGAGGACACCGGTAAAGATGCCCTGCTGGGGCTCACATCGGGCTTGGACGACACAATCCCAGGACTGAAGGACACGTCAAAAATGTCTGCACAGTCTATCGTCGATGCAATCAAATCCTATCTGGGTATTGCAAGCCCGTCGAAGGTGTTGCGTCAGATGGGGCAGTATGCGGGGGAGGGCTTGCAAAGCGGCCTACGCGGCAGTCAAAGCTCGGTCCGTGTCGCTGCATCTATCCTATCGGCGACGGTTACTGCGACGCTGAATCTGAAAGACCGTCTGTATAATCTCGGCGCAGACGCGGGCCGGTCGTTTGCGGATGGCCTATCCTCTGCCAAATGGCGGGTACAAACCAGCGCCGCGCAGTTGGAAAGCAGTGCGGGTAAAAAGTCTGCCGTCGGCGGGGTGAAGTATTTTTCCTGGGAAACGACGCGCAGCGATACTCCCCGGGTTGGATATGACGCGCTGAATGCGAAGCTTGCCCGTGTGCTGAACCGGCTGGATGCATATCTGCCGAAGATTGCGGAAAATCAACCGGTACTTGTCACTGGTGCGTCCCAAGTGAGCGGGCGCGCCCTGGATGAGCTTTATGGTACAACGCTGCGGCGGAAAGCGAGGGGAAATTAAACAATGAATCTTACAAGAAATGTGGTTTTTGATTTTGGGGACCGGGTCCTAAAGTCCTATGCTGACTTCGGACTCATCCAGAAAAGCGCGCCGGAGGTAACCCCTCCGGCGCCAAAAACAAATTACGTCGAGGTCCCCGGGGCGAACGGCAGCATCGACCTGTCGGAAGCGCTGACGGGGTATGTGGTGTATGAGGATCGGGAGATCGTCCTGCACTTCCGGCGTGTTATGCCGGAAATGAATGGCACAAGCGACAAACGGACAGATGAATATCTTCACTTCGCAGCGTGCTTGCAGGGGCGTCGCTGCAAACTGTATCTGGATGAATCGGACAAGTATTGCTTTGATTGCCGTTTGACGGTCGGCGAAATGTCCGCATCTGGCGATGCGTGGGACGTTGATGTAACTGCGGTGGCTCAACCTTATCGAACAACTGCGGAACCGACGGTGAAGACGATCGCATTGAGCAATACAGATCTGCTTGATTACGATCTGCAGATCAGCTCGGAGACGCCGAAGGGCGAGAGAACCGTATATGCGCTGGCTGATCCCGATTTGAGCAAATATTACGCGCTGCGTTTTGTCGGCGTGGAAATCTCGTCGGGCCAATTTAAAATTCTGATAACGAATTCCGACCGCGCACAGGTGTTTACCTTTTACGCAGAGGACGGGCCGGAATTTTTCATCGGAATTTCGGAGCTGACCACGGTCGACGCTGCTGCTGTAACGTCAATCGAAATTGAGACGTCGAAGTTTGAACCGACGGAAATCAGTGGGCAGAAACCCGGACGGGCTGAACGAATCACCAACGGACAATCCTCTACGGCTACGCCTACGGCATGCACGCGACCGACTGTGCCGACATTCTCTTGCGCGAACGATGGCGCAACAATCTCCGTTGTTGAGTCTTCGCGGCCGTCTCTGGTTCTTGGAGCGTCAATCCATGTCGCCGCGGGAGAAACAAAATCCAGCGATGATATCGTGCTGCGTGACATGCTGGACCTTATGATCGTTCCGGATACCTTCCCCAATGGCAACGGCGTTGTGAAAATCACATATCAGGAGGGTGTGCTGTGAATTACAAAATCTATTGGCGTAATCCAGATAGCAAAGAAAATCATCTGGTGCACGCATCAAATGCGCTGGACCCGGCCCTCCATGTATTAGAACCAACACTGGATCAGGCGGTCAACTCACACGGAAGCTTGAGCTTTAAGGTGCTCCCGACGAATCCGGAGTATGGCAGCATCCGGAAGTTAATGACTGTTGTAACCGTCCACGATGGGGACGACCTCATCTTCCGGGGGCGCGTGATCGAGACAACGCAGGACATAGACGGTATTGTCTCGGTTTACTGCGAAGGAGAACTTGCGTTCCTGTGCGATTCCGTTCACACGCCATTTGTGTACGGCGGCAGCACGGCAACGCCGGGGGACCTGTTCCGCCGACTCATCGCAAATCATAACGCCTATACAACCAGCATTGATAATTCCAACCGGGAAAAGTTGTTTACGGTTGGACAGGTAACCATTCCAGCGCGTAAGGGGTATACATACTCTGCCGACACAGCGCGGAGCACCTGGGATTTGCTGATTGATGGGCTGATCAATCAGTTGGGCGGCTATCTCCGCACGCGCCATGCCGACGATGGTACGACATACATAGATTACCTGGCCGATTACACCGGTACGGCGCAGCAGACGGTAGAATATGGCAAGAACCTTCTGAGCCTGGAGGACGGCATTGTTGGCGGCGATATCATCACCGTGCTGCTCCCATATGGCGGCAAGCCGGAGGGGGTGGATGCTCGCACAACGATTGAAAGCGTAAACAATGGAAAATCGTATATCAAGGCAGACGCAGAAACAATCGCAAAATACCGGAATATCTGGGGGACGCAGACCTGGGACGAGATCACGGACCCGGGTCAGCTTCTCCAGGCGGCGCAGTCGTATCTCAATGCGCAGAAGGAGGCACTGAATACCGTATCGGCGGAGGCGCTGGACCTCAGCGCTGTTGATGCGGGCATGAAGCCTATCTATGTCGGAGATTATGTCCGCATTATCTCTACGCCACACGGTATCAACAAGAAACTGCTCTGCACGGCCAAAACGACAGACCTTGCAGATCCGGCAAGCACGAGGATAACCATCGGCCCAAAGACGCAGACGCTGACGTCGGCTGTAAAAAACGGCGATGCCGCAATCCGCAGCAGTGTTGCTGCTGCCGCATCTGTTTCCGGCGTTGCAAACAAGGCACTGTCCGACGCGGGAAACGCTGTCGCCGACGCAGCCAGCGCGCAGGCCACCGCCGAAGCGGCGCAGAGCACTGCCGCTGACGCATTGGCGGCGGCCGAAGCAGCGGCCTCCGCTGCCGCTGACAAGGCTCCCAAGGCTCACGCCAGCACCGCGACGTCATACGGAGTGGGAGACGGGAGCAAGTACGGGCACGTAAAGCTTTCGGATTCCGCCAACAGCACCCTTGGCGCGTCCAACGGAACGGCGGCGACGCCTATTGCTGTGAAAAAGGCTTATGACACGGCGAGCGCGGCGCAGAACGCGGCGGAGGCGGCGCAGGCGGCGGCGGA